CTGATGACTTTGGTCGTAAGGTTCGAAACCAAGTTCAAGGAGAAGACTTTAATAAAGTTTTTCCACAAGTTGGATTAAGATCAGACAGTACATCAGCTAAACGATTTCATACTATACATGGTGGTACCTATTCTGCTGTTGGTGCAGGTGGAGCTATTACTGGTAGAGGTGCACATTTATTAATTATAGATGACCCGATTAAAGGTCGAGAAGATGCTGAGTCAGAAGTTCAAAGAAGAAATCTTTTAGAGTGGTATAAATCTGTAGCTTATACTAGACTTCAACCTGGTGGTAAAATTATTGTAATTCAAACTAGATGGCACCAAGACGATTTAGCTGGATACATTTTAAATGAATCAGGAGAAGACTGGAAAGTTTTAGACCTTCCCGCTATAGATGATAAAGGTAATGCTTTATGGCCTGAAGCTTATAGTAAAACTGATTTAGAAAAAATTAAAAACACTGTAGGTCAACGTGTTTGGCAAGCTCTTTATCAACAACGTCCTAGTAATGAAGAAGGTAGTATCATTAAAAGAGATTGGTGGAACTTATATGAAAGCGATAAGATTCCAACTTTAGGTTATGTTGTACAATCTTATGATACTGCGTTTAGTACAAAATCTTCTGCTGACTTTTCTGCTTGCACTACATGGGGCGTCTTTACAGCAAGAGATGAAAACAACGTTGCTTATCCCGCATGCATATTATTAGATGCATGGAAAGAAAGATTAGAATATCCAGATTTAAGAAAACGAGCTCAAGATAGCTATTATGAGTGGATGCCCGATCAAGTATTAATTGAAAAACGAGCTTCTGGTCAATCTCTTATACAAGATATGCGTAGATCAGGAGTTCCGATAGTTACTTATACTCCAGAAAGAGATAAAGTTTCTAGAACACATGGTGTATCTTCAATGTTTGAAGGTGGATTAGTGTTTACAATGGATAAAGAATGGACTAAGGATGTAATTGAAGAAAGTGCACAATTTCCATATGGAAAGCATGATGATATTCATGATACATGTGTACAAGCTTTAATGAGGATTCGTGATGGATTTTTAGTATTACATCCAGACGATCCTGAGGATGATGACAATGAAACAAGAAAACAATTGCGCAAAGACAAACATTATTACTCTTGATTCTCATAGAGTAACTCCTAGAAAACCATTACCTAGAGAAAAAGAATTACTTCAAGATGATGAAGTAGTTAATGCTTTTCATGATGCTTGTATACAAATATCTAATAAAGTAGATATAAAAGGCTATGCTTTAGTCGCCTGGGACGAGAAGGGAGTTCCTTGTATTTCATGGTCCACTGGTCATACTAAATCTCCAATTAATGAATTAATGCTTCCTACCTTTACACAATCAGTTTTTCAAGGTATATTGAATAAAAAACTAAGTACACCGGAGGACTTAAAAGATGAGTAACCCATTTAAAAGAACAAGCAAGCAACCTAAACTAGGCGTAAAAAGTTATAGCGTTGAAGATGTTAAAGCTGCTGATAAAAGATTTTATGATAAGTTTCCAGGAGCTGTAGAAGATGCTGCTATGTTAAAGAAAGCAATGCAAAATCCTGGTGACGAAGTTGTAAAAATAGATGATGAAAGAAAAGCTCAACATGCAAGCATGATGAAAGCTATGAAAATAGAAGTGGAGATTTCTTAATGAGAATGACTGCAGGCGCAGGATCAGGAGAAGGCAGAATGCAAAACTCTAAGATCACTGGCAAGATGATGAAGAAAAAAAAGAAAAAGAAAAAAGGTAAATTTCCAGATATGTCTGGAGATGGTAAAGTTACAAAAAAAGATATTTTAATTGCAAGAGGTGTAATTAAAAGGAAAGGTAAAAAAAGAAGATGAAAAAGAAAAAAAATACTAGACGTATGAATAAACTTGAAGAACTTGGTCGAGTTGATGCAGAAAAAGCTTATACTAAAAAAGGTAAGAAAAATTTATCTGCTGAAAAAAAAAGAATTGTACGTGAGTTAAACAAAAAAGCTAAAAGGAAAAGAAAAAGATAATGGCAAAAAAAACTAGAGAACAAGTTACTAAAGAAATTTTAGATGTTGACTTTGAAAATATTGGAACAGCTAGAGAGTTTGATGACGATGGCTATGAAGAAGGTAAATCTAAAGAAAGAGAAATGACTGCTAATGCAGCTTCTGGTAATAAAAAAAGTTTAAACATTGTTAAGCAATCTGGAAATAAAGCTGGCAAGTTTAAATCTGTTACTGATCTTTTGAAAAAACCTGCTAAAGTTATTCAAATAGACGGTAGTAAAAAAAATATTAAATAGTGGCCAAACAAAAGTTTGTACATTTTGTTCCAAGACCTAAGCCAAAGAAAAGGCCAGGTAAACATAAGAAGTCACAAAATAAAAATGAAAAAAGACAAAAGAAACAAATGCGATACAAAGGTCAAGGAAGATGAATTTTAAATGGGATTTAAAAAAAGTAAAAGAAGAACAAAGAAAAAAAGAATCAGCTAGAGCTCAGCTACGAGAAAGAAGCAAGCAATCTATTGCAAGACCTAAAGCTTCTAAAAATATTTTATCAAACGATCCAAGGTTACAAAAAATATGATAGAAGAATTTGTTTGTCCAAATGGTAGAATGTCTGTTAATGGAGTTTGTCCTATATTTGAAGGTGATGATGGACAAGTAAAAGATTTTAATAAAACTTCAGATAAAAAAAAAGAAAAAACAAAAGATAAATTAAAATTTGACTTTGAAGATCCTACAGAGTCATCTTATGTTACTGCAGAAAATTTAATTAATAGTAATATCGATTTATATCAAGATTATGTTGAAAATAAATTAGGAATATCTAAAAATGTTCAAACAGGATTAACAGCTTTTTCTATTGGATCAGGTTTAGCAGCAGGAGGTGGTTTAGCTGCTGTAGCAGCTCCATTTTTAATTCCTTATGCTATTGGACAAAAAATTAGAAATAATGAATTAGATAGAATTCAAAATGTAACAGATAAAGATCCTCAAGGAGATATTACAACTTACAATATGAAAAATAGAGGAAGTCCAGATCCATACAGCGGTGGATTTACTGGTGTTCAATCTGGATTAAGTTCTCCAAAAACAAGTCAAGGTGTTACTTCATCACAACATCAGGCGTTTAAATTATAATGGCAAGAACAAGAATTAGACCTAGAAAAAGAACTGGAGATATTCCTAGAAGAAAAAAATATTATCGCCCTACTAAAAAAGGTGCTGGTATGACTAGAGCAGGAATTAAAGCTTATAGACGAGCTAATCCTGGTTCTAAATTATCTATGGCTGTAACTGGTAAAGTAAAACCTGGAAGTAAAGCAGCAAAAAGAAGAAAGTCTTATTGCGCTAGAAGTTTAGGACAATTAAAAAGAAGCTCTGCTAAAACTAGAAATGATCCTAACTCTAGAATAAGACAAGCTAGAAGAAGATGGAAATGTTAGATAAATTTATATATAATTTTTTTGGTCTGCTTGATATTATTTTCAATGCAATAGGTAAATTATTTAAACCTAAAAGACAAAAAAGAGATGTCAAATAAACCTTTAAATATTGGTGAGGAAGTAGCAGTGCAAATGCCTATGAAAACAGTAGTCAGTTTGATTACTGTAGTTGCAATAGGTGTATGGGCATATTTTGGAGTTATAGAAAGATTAAATAATTTAGAAACTAAAAATCAGTTATTTGAACAAGATTTACTAGAAGCAAGCACTCAGAAACCTATAGACCAAGAACAATTTATGCTTATTGAAGATTTGTATAAAACAACTGAAAAGTTAGAAACTACTCAAGAACAAAATATGACTAATAAAGTAAATATAGAGTTTTTAAGAGAACAATTAGATAAAGCTTTAAGAGATATTGAAAAATTAAAAGATAAACAAAGGGATTTTGCAAATGGAAACGGTACTCACTAGTGTAATTGCTTTGTGTATGTTTGTGGCTGGAGAACTACAAGAACATAGAATACAAGATAAAATGTCAGATTGCTTAAAAGGTAAGAGGGAAGCTGAGAGAAGTGCAAATAGTAATATTGAATATAAGTGTGGCAAAGTAAAAGCTGAATTAGAAGAAAATATTGATGGATCTAAATCAATAAAAAAAATAGTAGAATAATCAATAATTTTGTTTTATATCTTACTTAGGAAAGTATGGTATGAACCAGGAGGTATAGAATGGAATGAACATTATATCAATTAAAATAATTTAACAGTGATTAACAGAGGAGCATTTAGTAATATTATGAGTAAACCCGGATTATATGCAAATATCAATAAAAGAAAAAGAAAAGGTATTTCAAGACCTAAATCAAAATCAACAATTTCAAAAGAAGCTTACGCTAATATGAAAGCAGGTTTTCCTAAAAAGAAAAAGAAGAAAACTAAAAAAAGAAAATAATGGCATTAGAAGTAGAACTAGATAAAAAGAAACTTGAATACACTAACGAAGATGGACAAAAGGTTCGTGTAGATGTAGATCAAGATTTAACAGAAAAAGAAGAAGAAGCTTTTGAATCAAATCACTATGCTAATTTAGCAGAAGAATTAGAAAATCAAGAAGTTTTAAATATTGGTAAATCTTTAATAAGAGCTTACGAAGATGATAAAGCTTCAAGAAAAGATTGGGAAGATCAATACTCTAAAGGTTTAAAAATGTTAGGAGTAGTTGTTGAAGATAGACAAGATCCTTTCCCGGGAGCTTCAGGTGTTCATCATCCATTAATGTCAGAGGCTGCAACTCAGTTTCAAGCAAGAGCTATTTCTGAAATGTTTCCAGCAGGTGGTCCTGTTAAAACTCAGATAGTTGGAAAGCAATCAGATAAAAAATTAGAACAAGCTCAACGTGTTCAAGACTTTATGAATTATCAAGTTACTAATCAGATTACAGATTATTTTAACGAACTAGATCAAATGTTATTTTATTTAGCATTAGCAGGTTCAGCATTTAAAAAAATATATTTTGATAATTCTTTAGATAGAATTTGTTCAAAATTTGTACCAGCAGACCAGTTTGTTATTTCATATGAAAATACAGATTTAGAAACTGCTGAAAGATATACACAAGTAATGAAACTTACTACAAAC